CTAGTGTCAATAAAGAAATTAGTAGCATTAATAGAGACACTGGAGTTTTTATCTTAGATGCTGCTTCAGGTGGTACTGCTAGTGAGGCTATTTACGTCGACGGAGATAAGAATAACATGCTTACCGGATTAGGTGGATGGCTTCCTTCTACTGCTCCTACTTCTGGAGATTCCTTCTTTGGAGTTGATAGAAGTGCTGATTCTACTCGTTTAGCTGGTATAAGATTCGATGCTTCCTCACTTCCTTTGGAAGAAGGTCTTATCGGAGCTGCTGCTAGAGTTGCTAGAGAAGGTGGAAAACCCGATGTTTGTTTTATTAACTACTCTAACTTTGCTGATCTAGAAAAGGCTTTGGGATCAAAGGTTTCCTATGTTGACGTAAAAGTTAATCCTGAAATTGGATTTAGAGGTATTTTAATTCATGGACCTAGAGGACCTATTAAGGTTGTCCCTGATCAAAACTGCCCTAATGGTGTAGCTTATATGTTACAAATGGATGTTTGGAAACTTTACTCTCTTGGTAAGGCTCCAAAAATTCTTGATTCTGATGGACTTAAATTTCTTAGAGAATCAACGGCTGATGCTGTTGAAGCTAGGATTGGTTACTATGCTCAAGTAGGGTGTAGAGCGCCTGGCTTTAATGTTAGAGTCGGTTTATAATTTTTAATACGGAGGGGTCACATTGGCTCCTCTTTTTTGCTGCGTGGTGTATGTCACTCAGACTAAAGGAGAAATAAAATGGCTAATCGAAATTTTAATAGAGTACAAGCTCTAGATAAAGAAGTTAAACATATTTACGGTTACTTTGATGTAGGAGCTACAGGTGCGCCCACTCTTAGTGCGTCTTTAAGTGTTGGTGTTAAATCTGTTGCTAGAACTTCAGCAGGAAAATACACTATTACTTTAGGCTCCGTAGGTGGATCTACAGATAAGTATAGTAAGTTACTAATGTTTAGTTGTATTTTAGAAGATGACACTCATCATGGTGCAAATGGCGGTGTTGGTTTTCAACTAGACACTGACTCTACTTCAGGATCTGTATCATCTAATCATAAAATACAATCAGGTCTGGTTCACTTTATGGCTTTGCAGGAAAATGGAACCTCTGCAGAAATAAAAAATGGTGATTCAGTAAGATTCCACATTGTTGTTAAAAACTCTAATCAACCAGGTGTTGGTGTAAACTAGGGAGTTTATCATGATGATGATGGGTCCTAAAAAAGACAAAGGCGGTCTTGTAGTAGCTATCATGGAAAAGATGAAAGATCATTACAAGAACGGCAAAGAGTCTAATGAGGAATTTGTAGAACAACCCGATGTGGAAAAAGACCACAAACACGGATATGGAGATATTGTAGACGATATCTTCTCTGCAGTAGAATCTAAAGATAAAGAGAAGTTTGGACATTCTCTTAAAAAGTTTATCCGTCTTTGTATCGAACAAGAAGAAAAGAAAGAAGAAGAATAAAATGGGGGCTAACGCCCTCCTTCCTCCGGGGGTTTTATGGCAGCTATAACTGAAAGTGCCTTAGTAGAAAGAGTACGACAAAGAGCAGACATGCAATCCAATCTTTTTGTTTCAGATATTGAAGTACAGACTTATATAAATGCAGCGATTTCAGAATTACATGATATTCTTATCCAAACATACGGACAAGATTATTATGTCAGTACAACTATTTTTGCTACTGAAGCAGGAACAGATAGTTACAGTCTTTCTACTAAAGTAGGTGCAGACTTTTACAAACTTAGAGGAGTGGACGCTCAACTTAACGGTTCGGACTATTTTACACTTAGTCCCTTTAATTTTAATGAAAGAAATTTATATCAGAATTGGGGATCTTGGAGTTTAGCAGGTTTAACTAATGTAAGGTATAGAATGGTTGGAGGTAATTTAGTTTTCTCTCCGCAACCTGAAGGAGTTACTAACGTAAGAGTTTGGTACATACCAACTGCTCAACAGTTTAGTAGTGCAACTCCAGCTACATCTACTACAACTTTTGATGACTATAACGGTTATGCAGAATATGTAGTTGTAGATGCAGCTATAAAATGTTTACAGAAAGAAGAAAGCGATGTTAGCGTACTTAGGGCGCAAAAAGTAGAAATGAAGCGAAGAATAGAGGAAGCTGCTGATAACAGAGATGCAGGTTCTCCACTATCAGTAACAGATATTTATGTAGGTAATAACGACTTTTGGTTTACAAGGACCACTTAATGACTTTACGTAGATTTAAAAAGGTTTATGCCCCACAAGAATCTACTATTGCTAGAGAGTTTAATAATTTACAAGATAATATAGAGCAATCAGTTAATCCTGTTATAGATGCTCAAATAATAAATGGAGTTTATCTAAAAGAAATAGACTTAACAGGAAGTGTAGATAATTTAATAGAACATAAACTTGGAAGAGAGCCATTGGGTTTTATAGTAGTAAGAAAGTTTGCTGCTGGAGATATTTATGAATCTCTTACTGACTCAAGTGGTAATAGTTATGACAGAAAAAAGTTTATTAATTTCCAAGTAGGAACAAGTATGTCTAACGTTTACTTTTGGATATTTTAGGATATAAATATGGCTGAAACATCAACAACAACTTATATGAACCTAGTTCTTCCTACTCCAGGACAACGACTAGGACCAACATGGGCTAGTGATATTAACACAGCCTTAACTCGAATTGATCAACATGATCATTCTACAATAGGAAAACAACTTGGATCTTCTGCTCTAAAGATAGATGCTGATCTTAGTTTTACCGACTTAGGTTCTACGGCTGCTGTTGCCTACGCTCCTACTAATATGAAATACTCAGGCTATAGCTCTCAGGCTACTGCCTTAAGTAGTACAAGCTTTCCAAGCTCAGTTTATGTAACTTCAGGAGAGCTTTATTATAACGATGCTGCTGGTAATCAAGTTCAATTAACAAGTGCAGGTGCAGTAAGTTCCACAGGAGTATCAGCAATTCAATTTGCCTCTACTACTGCTGCTCTTACTGGTACGGCTACTATTACAGTTACAGACGACCTATCTTATTATTACTGTGATACTTCCACAGCCGGAGTTACGGTAACACTACCTTCAGCAGGAGTTTCTGCAGCAGGAAGATTTTTCTTAGTAAAAGACTCTACAGGAACTGCAGCTACAAATAACATTACAGTAACTGCTTCAGGAACTGATCTTGTAGATGGTGCAGGAACTTATATTATATCCTCTAACTATGGCTCGGCTATGATTATTTCTAGAGGAAATAGTAATGCCTTTGATGTCGTTTAGGAGAAGTTATGCCTTTAGTTAAGCAGTCCTTACATCTTTCACTTAATCAGGGCATCAATACTAAAGTTGATCCAAAACAACTTCCATTTGGTCAATTCAAAAATGTAGAAAATGTTTCCTTTGATAAAGAAAAAGAGTATAATAAAAGATTCGGATATGAAGAAATTCTAGGAAAACAAATTGGAACTTCTAATAATCAAGCTATTATTGGTGTAGCTAAGTCTAAAGACCAGCTTTTATGGGTATCTAGAGATCAAGTTTATAGCTATAGCGAAGGTTCTAAAGTTTTTCAAAATGAAGGAAGTTATGATGCCATAGTTCCTGAATCTGAAATTGTAATCCAAAATGGTAAAGAACAGTCAGAGTTGCAATGTGTTTATTTAGAAAATTATAAAGTTTTTACTTATCTTGTAGCTGGTGTTTTAAAAACATCTATTGTGGATAATATAAGTAACTCTTATATAGTCTACGATATAGCTGTTCCTGATGTAGCATCATCGGGAAGTACAAATAGTCTTAGATTGGAAGTATTTGAGAATCAGGTTTATATCTTCTTTATAGATGGTTCGGCTGTTCTTAAGTATAAAGTTTTTGATCTTTTAGGATATTTAAATAGAGAATTAGATTTCGACAGTGGAAGTGGTAAGGCTTTTACTTCTGAAACTACTATAGCTACTTTAAATTCAGATAAAAAATATGATGTAGCTGCAGGTTCTATTTCTATTATAGTAGGTTATTTTGATAATACAGCTAGTGAACTTAGATTTGCTTTAAGAAAAGTACAAGAGTCTAGTTTTGCTGTTAATAAAGATCCATTTACTGTATCAGTAACTCCTAATGATGCTATTGATTTACATCTTGATCTCTATGGTAAAACTGTTGTAGTAACTGCAAATGGAAGTGGAGTTGTTAAGTTAGCTATTCTTGGTGCTGATGCTACTCAAGTTAAGGCTCCTACTACTATAGAGGACGTTACTTCAGCAGGTTTTGATTCTGTTAAAAATATTACATGTTCTAGTGTTGATGGGTTTGATTATAAATTATTTTATCAAGTTTATCAACTAAGTCCTTCAGTTTATACTATAAGTACAGGCACAACTGCAGGATCTACTTCTGCTACTTTAGATTACACTTGGTCAAATTACCATGTTAGAGGCAGTACTTATGATTATACTGCAGGTACGGCTGGAACTGCCTCAACCTTAATGAGAGGAGTGGGATTAGCCACAAAATCTTTTATTCAAGATCAGAATATTTATATAAATGTTATAAGAGAAACGGAGCTTTATGCTACTTACTATGTAGCTAAATCGGACGGTTCTATACAATCTAAAATTAGTCAAAACACAGGCGGTAGTTTACTAAACTCAATACGACAAAGAGCTGGAAGCTCTACAATGTTTTCTAACTATTCAGGCACAAGTACTAATGCCATTTATGTTGTACCAAGCCTTAGCGGTGTTTCTGAGATTACAAATGAAAAGTTTTTACTCAATACAAAAATACAAGGCGTGATTGAAAGTGGAACACTAGGAACCACTAACTACTATTCTCTTTACGGTGTCAATAGCAGTATTTTAGATTTTAGTAATGAAATTGTTAATCAGACTGAAGAACTAGCAGAAAACTTACACTTCTCAGGTGGTCAGATTAAACTATACGATAGTAATGTTTTAGTTGAAGAAGGATTTAATTATCCTCCTGAGATTTTAACTGTAGGTACTTTAGCTGCTGGTACAGCCGGAAGTCATACGTTTGTTCGTCCTGCAGCATCAGATACTGATACCTATTACTATAAGGCTCATTATGTTTGGACTGATGCTCAAGGAAATTTACATCGTTCAGGACTATCTAATCAATTTAGTTGGGACTATGCCCACACATCTACTGATGCTTATATTCTTTCAGCAGAAGTTTTTATTCCTAGTTTGCCTCTTACACAAAAAAGTAATGTTTATGTAGAACTATATAGGACAGTTAAGAACGGTACTTTATTTTATAAATTAAATGCAGATAGTAGTGCCACTAAATCTCAAATTTTTGATCCTATTCTTAATCAACCTGATGCAGATTTTATATCCTTCTTGGATAAAACTCCTGACTCAGCCCTAACTAGCAATGAAGTCCTTTATACTACAGGTGGAGTATTGGAAAATGTAAGTCCCCCATCTTGCTCCATAATAGCTAGTTTTAAAAACCGTTTATTTTTATCAGGATTAGAAAATAAATTAGAACTTCAATTTTCCAAGCTATTAAGCTCTAAAGTCGGAGTTGAGTTTAATGATACTCTTAGCATCCTAGTATCTCAAGTTGGGGGCAATATTATAGCTCTTAAGGCTATGGATGATAAGCTTATAATTTTTAAAGAAAATGCACTATTTTACTTATCAGGAGATGGACCTAATAACTTAGGGCAGCAAGACACTTTTATTGAACCTCAACTTATATCCTCAGATGTGGGTTGTAGTGTAAAAAACAGTGTAGTTTTAACCCCTGCAGGACTCTTTTTCAAGTCTAGTAAGGGTATTTATCTCCTAACTAGATCATTGGGTCTTGATTATATTGGCGCTCCTTTAGAAGATTATAATGACTTAACAATTACTAAAGGGGATATTTTCCCTAAAGAAAATGAGGTTAGGTTTTTAACTTCAGATGGAGCAGCCTTAGTTTACAACTATTATCGAGGTTTTTGGGTCTTATTTGGCAATCATAGAGGGGATAGTTCGGTTGTAATAGGAGATGATTACTATTATGTTCATAAAGATGGAAATAGTAATAAACTATTTAAACAGGATTCTAGCTATAGCGATGCCGACAGTCCCATAAATATAGTAGCAGAAACAGGATGGATAAATCCTTTTGTTGCTCAAGGATCTATGAGAGTTTATAGAGTCCTACTTCTAGGAAAATATTATTCTCCTCATAGACTTAGAGTTAGTATAGCATACGATTTTGATGATAACTATTCTCAATTTAAGCTTATAGATGTTAATAGTTATACAGAAGTTTATGAATTCGGAGATCCTGCTACGTTAATAGAATCTACCGGAGTTACTAAAGGCTATTATGGAGATCCTGGAGGTACTACAGGCTCCTATACTACAGCCATTGCTTATGGTGGTAAAAATGCCCAACAATATCAGGTTAGAGTTGACTTTGACAAGCAAAAATGCGAATCTTTTAAGATAAAAGTGGAAACTGTTCAAGGTTCAGGAGAGTTGGGTAGAGGTGCTAGTTTATCAGAAATGACCTTTGTTGTAGGTAATAAAGGAACAGAATATAAGATTAAACAGGGTAGAATCTTTGGAACAAGTTAGAGGATTTATGAGTCATTATGCTGATTATAGAAAAGAATGTTTTAATATAGATACTTTTGAAGATGAAAACGGATTTATATCTATAAAAATTTATGATGATGGTAATAGGTTACATATAGAAGATTGTTGGGTAAAACCCGAATTAAGAAGTACCCATGTAGCGCAAGGTTATCAGGAGACAATATTTAAAATAGCAAAAGGACAAGGTTGTAAGCAAATAAGCACTTCGGTTTCAATAAGTAATAATAATGCTGATGAAACGGTCGCTAAATTATTACACAATAAATGGAAGTTAGGTTGGACTAGTGGAGACTATATAGTACTAGTTAAGGACGTATTATGAAAAATAAAAAATTTAAACCAAACTCAAAAGATGCTGCTCGAAGGGCTAAAATTATTGCCGATATTAAAGAGTATGTAGATTCCAATAATGCAGCTAATAAGAAACGTATCGACAAAGGTATAGATGAGGCTATTTCTATTCCCTTAACTCCTAAAGGTGGACATAGGGGTAATTCTGAAAATCATGGAGTTTATGGAGGTTTAGATGTAGGTATAGCTCATTTACCTGATGCTGTTCAATATAAGTTTGCAGAGCATATGGTGAATAAAGGACATAGAGTCTACGATGAAAGAGATGATATTTCTAAAGATCCCAAGAAACGAAAATTAGGTTTAAGGGCTGGTATAGTTCATATAGATGATCATTTGGATGAACCTAATGTTGATCCTGCTAAAAATTATGTAAAAGAAAAGGGTTTAGGTATGCAATACAATAAAGAATTTGGAGATTCGGGTACTCACGCTGCTGCTAGTTCTACTGGAGGCGGAGGCGGAGGAAGTTGTTTTATAGCCGGAACTTTAGTAACTATGGCTGATGGTTCTCATAAAGTTATTGAAAAAGTTTTAATAGGAGAGCAAGTTAGAGGTCTGGACGGTATAGTTAATACTGTAATGGAGTATAATAGACCTCCTTTAGCTATTAGTGCTTTAGGAGAAGTTAGAAAACTTTATTCTGTCAATGAAGAAAAAGCATTTTTTACTGATGAGCATCCTTTTTATACAACAACTGGATGGAAATCTTTAAATCCAAAAGCTACTCAAGCTGAATTAAACCCTTATACAGTTGTTTATCCAGAGTTAGTAGAAACTACAGTTATGAAAGTAGGAGATAAGTTAGTAACTGAAAATGGAATGGTTGAGATAAAAAGTATAGAGGAATATGATGCAGATTTTTATACTCAATTATATAACTTTATTTTAGATGGAGATCATACTTATCGTGCTAATGGTTATGTAGTTCATAATGGAGGTAAAAGTACTGGTAGTAATAATAAACCCTCAACTTGGTCCTTTGGGAGTTGGAGTCTTAAGAAGCCACCTAAGCCAAAGGCTGCGCCTTCTACGGCTGCTGAAAGAAGAGGTGAATATGGTGAAGATGGAAGAGAGATGGATGATGGAAAGACTGATGTTCAAGGAGGTTCTAGAGGTAAGTTTGAAAGAGATTTAGCTAAAGAAGTAAAAAAAGGGGAAATGAAGAGAAAATTATTCGGAGGTGCTCTTGGAGCTGTTGCTGGTCCTTTAGCAGGTAAGGCTTTTAACAAACTTAGTGGACCCTATACAGAATCTGATGCAGCAGCACATATGGCAGGAATGGGTCCGAAACCTCCTAGAGGAAGTGGAGGTTCACGACATGGAGGTTCAAGTAATATAGGACATGTTGTACCAAGAGGAGGATCAGCAGCAGCAGCAACTCCAGCACCTGCACCAAAACCAGAAGTTCCAAAAACCCCATCTCAAATGACTGAAGCCGAATTAGAGGCTATGTTAGCAAAACGTGCTAAAGGTGAGGATTCTATAGTAGATAAACAAGCTAAATTAGCACGAGAACGTGGATTAGCCCAACAGCTTTCATCTATAAGAGGAGCAAGAGGAGCTACAGCAGGACAAAAACTCAGAGCCTTACAAAGAGGTGGCTCTAAAATGGGCGTAGAACTAGGCGCTCAGACTGCAATAGCTAAGGCTCAAGAACAGGAAGCAGCTCAAAAAGCTCTTTTAGGTTTGAAACGTGGAGATCGTCAAAGAGCCGAAGAATTTGCTCAGAAAAAAGAATTTGCAAAATATCAACAAGATATAGGAGCTGCTCCTGGTATAGCTGCAGCAGGACAACAGCAAAAAAGAGATCAGTGGGGAAATATAATAAAAACAGGAAAAAAAATCTGGGATGTGGGTAAAGGCTTAGGAGAATTAACTGGTTGGTGGGAAGAAGGCGGTAAAGTTGAAGGTCCAGGTTCAGAAACTTCAGATTCCATACCTGCTCAACTATCAGATGGTGAGTTTGTAGTTAAGGCTTCAGCAGTTCGAGGTCTGGGGAAACAATTAGGTGCAAAAGATAAAAAAGATCAAAGAAAAAAAGGTGTTGAGTTTTTATATAAACTACAAGATAAGATGGATAAGAAAGTAGAAAAATTTGGCGGTGGCGGATCAGTAGAAAGTAAAAATGAAAAATTAAGAAAACGTCAAAAACTTTTAGCAAAACTTAAAGCAGCTAAGGTTAAAGTTACTATAAAAAAACCTAAGAAGAAAAAATTATCAGTTGATGATTTAATAGATATGCCTTTTGCTAAAGGTGGAGAAATAAAAGCTGATCCTGAAAGATTTTTAAAATTTATGGATAAAGGAGTTAGCTGGAGCCTTAATAAGAAAAATATTCAAAAATCTCATCTACCTAAAGAAAAAAAGAAAGCACTCTTAGAAAAACTAGGTGAAGAACCTAAATTTGCTAAAGGTGGGGAATCTGCAGTAAAAGAGTGGTATGAGCGTCTAGATGATCCAGAATTCAAAGAGCCAAAATCAAAACCTCAATCAAGAGACAAGCTTATAGGACCATTAAGAATAGGAATGATTGGACCAGGAAAAATGTCTGATGAAGAAAGAAAAAAAGCTTCTAAAATTAAAGGTAAAGATCCTAAGTCATTTTTTGATGATAAGACGAGTTTGAAAGTAAAAAAATTGATGAAAGAGATAGATAAAAGAACTAGATCAAAACTTAAAGGTAAGTTTCCTAAGAGTAAAAACGAAGAAAAAGTTAAAAAACTTTTAGAAAGAAATATGGCTAAAGGCGGAGAAGCTTATGTCCGACCTAAAAAAGCTTTTAGAGAAGCCATAGGCTATGAGCCTGAAAGTAGATTTCATGATAAGGCTGAAAAAGATGCAAAGTTTGGTGGCGCTAGAAGAAAGTTCAGGCATTTTAAACATGGTGGAGAAGCAAGTTATGGAGATGTTATAGCTGCTCAAAAAGACCTTAATCGTAGATTAGAGAAACTAGAGAAGAGGAAATAGACATGGCTACTGATAGAGAAAAACGAACAGAATTAGAGAAAGCTATCCATGAATTTATAGATAAGCATGGAGGAGAGTATCATTTTCTAAGTGGGCATCGAAAAAAAGGTAGTGATAATCATAAACATCATGGAGGATTGGATATAAGTGCAGCGCATATTGGTGGCAGGGGTATGCAAAATAAACTTATAAAATTTATGCTTAAAAAAGGATTTAGAGTTGTAGATGAAAGAGATGGTTACTCATATAATCCTGGTAAAAGAAAAAGAGGGGATAGTAAAGGATCTATTCACTTTGACCAAACACCTGGAAAGCATAAATTTGTTAAATATCTTCCTGCTGGAAGTATCTATAGTCCTAAGACTGAAGAAGTAAATATAGATATAAAAGAGTTTGATAATTATGAAAAAGATTTTAAGACAGTAGAACATGGTCGTAGAAGTGATCAAGATAAAGCTCTTCATAATAGATATCATTTTAAAGGAAAAGCTCATACAAAAATAGAAAAAGGATATAAACCTCTTCGAAAAGAAGGTGTAAAATCTAAACCAAAAATTCAATATGACTTATCTAATCCTTTCCGTATTCCTGAAGATAAATCTAAAGTACAGTCTTGGATGAGGAAACATGGATATAGGGCTAATGATCTTAAAAAACCAGATGGTGGTTGGTATAATCCTGGAGATGTTTTACCTTCTCCTGAAGAAGTAGAAGTTAAAGTTGAGAAAAAAGAAGAAGTAGTTAGAGATCCATATTATGGAACAGAGGTAGATATGCCTAAACCAGAAATATCACCTGAACAAATGCCTTTAGATCCTCCAACTCCTTACGGAGTCTATGCTCAAGATCAACCTGAGTTTGAAGAAGCAGAAAAAGTTCAAATGTGGGCTGCTAATGGTGGGGAAGTTGAATATAAAGATTCTTGGAGAGAAGAAGAAGTAGAGGAGGATTATGATATTCCAGAATATCTTCAAAGACCAGAAGATAAAGTAGAAGAGCCTCTAATACCTAATGTTCCAGAAGTAAAAGGCTTTGTTCCAGTTGAGCCACCACCTGTAGAGCCAAAACCTAAACCAGAATTAAATTTAATAGAAGAATCTAAAAAAAAGGTAGAAGAGTTTCAACGCCCTGATGATGAGATGGTAAAAAAGTCTTACTATGAAATTGAATCAAGTTTACAAGATATAGATCCTAAGACCAAAAGACTTAATCCTGAAGCTAAAGAATTTCTTAGTCAGTTAACACCTAAAGCATTAGAAGAATATAGAGAAACCTATGCTTCTGGTCCAGAAAGAATTAGATTAAATGAAGTATTGGTTAAACAAAAGGACGATAAACGTAAAGGCGTTGATATTGATATTACAGAAGATGATTTAATTAAAATAAAAACACCTCGTAAATTATCTGAATTAGAAATAAGGAAAAAACGAGCAGAAAAGGATAGAAAAGACCTGATAAAAGCAGAAGATGAAGCTATAAGTGCAGCTATGAACCTATCATCGATAGATCCTGAAAGATTTTATAAAAAGCAAAGTACCTTTGATAAAGTAGTGTCATTAATAGGATTAGCTGCAGGAGGTTATAGCGCACATAAATATGGTGGACCTAATGTTTATTTAGCTGAATTAGATAAAGAAGTTGCAAAAGATATTCAGGCACAAAAACTAGATCAAAACTCAGAAAAACAAAAAATAGCAGCTCATAATTTTAAAGTAGCTACATTAGCTAAAAGACTTGCTAGATCAACTAAGGATGAAGATAAAAAAGCTAACCTTATGAAGATGTTTCTTCAATATAAACAAAAAGGTTTTAAAGCATCTAAATCTATAGCAAAAGATCAAAGTAAATTTGATTTACAAAAAGCTTCTAATACTAGAGGATTAACTGATGCAGAAGTAGCTAAGGCAGATACTTTAGGGCTAAAGTTTTCAGACCTTATGATAAGAGGTAGAGATGGTCTTAATTATAAAGTAAAAGGTGGAATTGCTAGAGCTAATAAAGTTAAGGGATATGCAGCCAATGCTCAACAAACAATAGATGGGCTACGTGACTTAATGGGATATGTTGATAAAGTACAATGGTATAAGCAAGGTGCTTTTAACCCTCTTGGAAGATTGTTTTCTTCTGATGTTGCAGAAGCAGAAGCTCTTAGAGATAGGTTAGTAGGTAACTTGAGAATTGAGTTTTTTGGTCCTGGTGTTATGACTGATCAAGAAAGAGCGCAGGCTAAGATTATTTTAGGAGATCCCACTAAACTACTTACAACAGACGTAAGAGAAAAAAATAAAATTAGAAATCTTATGATGAAGATTAATTACGGAGTAAGGCAAAAACTTAGAGCTGATGGGCTTTCATTTAAGCTTTCTCCAAATGAGAGTAGAGTAGAACAGCTTTTAGAGTTAAAAAAATTATCAAATGTTCCTTTTAATAGACGTAAAATCATAGATGGTCTTATTAAGGCTGAATTAAGAGCAGTAGAAGCAGGGGCAAAGCCAGGCACTCTTTGGGATATGAACGAACCTTTACCAATTTAGGTGATTTATGTTATCAGAAAAAGATATAGAATATGTAAAAAGTTTAAATATAAAAAGGGAAAAAAACGCCCTTACTGATGGTCCTTTATCACAAGACCAGATAGATTTTATTCAAAAAAATGAAGAATTAGAAGAAAAGTATGGAAATTCTGATGCAAGAACTTTTTTAGAGTCGGCTGCATCTTCTATTACCTTTGGTCTTAGTGACCAAGCTTATGCTGCTTTAGGAGATGATTTTAAAGAAGCTTTAAGAGAAAGAAGAAAAAGAAACGAAGCGTCTGCACTTGCTGGAGAAGTTACTGGTATAGTAGCACCTATGATACTTTCTGGAGGTACTTCCCTATTAGCTAAAGGAGCTGGAGTAGCTGGAAAAGGTATAGCCGCAGCAGGAAAAGCTGGACTTGCAGCAGAGCGATTAACAGCTAAGGGTCTTACTGGACTTATAAAGGAAACAGGTAAGAAAAAATTCGCTAGAGAAGTTCTTAAAAAAAGTGTAGCTAAGGGTGCAGGATCGGCAGTAGAAGGTACTTTTTATGGAATAGGAGAGTTAGTAGAAGAGAATGCTTTAGGAAATGCTAACTTTAATGCAGAGAATCTTATAGCTTATGGAGGAAAAGGAGCCTTATTTGGAGGTTTCGTTGGTGCTGGTCTAGGAGGATTAGGAAAAACTGTCTCTATAGTTGTTCCTAAGATAAAAGGAAATAAGTTAATAGGAAGTGGAGTAGAGAAAATTGATAACTTCAATCAAAATATGACTAATCCTACTTACAATGCAATGAAGTTAGGAGGTTTTAGTGATTTAGATGTTGAAAAACTTCTTTTACAACAACCTAAAATGGCTAAAAATATTCCTGAAGTAATAGGAAAAGTTATGAGGTCTAAAGGAGTGGGTAAGTCTTTAGCATCTAATAGAAAACTTTTAGAGAATTCTAGATCATACTTAGATGATGTAGGAAAAAATATAGGTAAAACAGTTAAGGCTATAGATGATGAGGTTATGGATAGTTCTTTATTCCCCACTATATCAGACATAGCAGAAAAACAAATAGATGAATTAACTTTATTAAAAAGTAAATTTCAAAGACCTGATGGAACTTCTCTTAATAAAGAAGCTCTTCGTTATATAGATAGAATTGATGATGAAATAGAAAGTATTTGGAGTAAAGACGTATTAAATAAAAAACCCTATAATGCTTCTCAATTACAAAATATGAAAATAAAATATCATAAATTAGGAAGATATGATAAAACTGGAGTTCTTACAGTTAAAGACGATATAAATAGAGCAATGGGAAAAGCTGTAAGAGATGAACTAGTAGATTTTGCAAATAGAGTAGACTCTCCTTTAGGAAAAGAACTACAAACTAGTTTATTAGACTATAATAGTCTATCTACTTTTGTTAGTAAGTTTAATAAAAAGATAGGAAGTCAAACTAACTTTCCAAGACTTCGAGATGTCTTTTTTGGTTTAGGGGCTTATACTTATGGAATGGCTCCTACTAGTGCAATAGGTGTAGCTGGTTTAGTATCTGCCTTTGCTAGATCAGACCTTAAAAATAAAATGATGGTATTATCTAATATAGAGAGGGGAAATACTAAAGTAACCAGTAAAATCTTTAAGTCAGTAGATAAGTTTTTTAAAAAAGCTAGTAAGTTTGACAAAGTACCTGCCCTATCAGCTAAACTATTAACAGATAATCCTCTAGCTAAGAAAACTAGTGGAGATTTAATCTTAGGAAAACCAAAAGACGAAAGAGAAGCTATTGTTAATATGTCCTCTAATTTAGATAAGATAAGAGATAATCCTCAATTTGCATCCAAAGTCATGCTTGATGCTAATCTTCAATCCAGCGCTCCTCAAACATATCAACAAGTTAGACAAGTAGCTGGGAGGGCTTTAACCTTTTTAGACTCTAAATTACCTAGAAAAAGTCAAAATATAAACCCTTTTATAAAGAAGAGCTACCCATCTTCCGATCAAGAAATTTATAAATTTAAAAAATATGTTCAAGCCATACAAGATCCTATGTCTGTACTAAAAGACCTAAATAATGGTAATTTAAGTAGAGAAGGGATTGAGGCAATACGGTATGTTTACCCTACTATTTATTTTGAGATGCAATCTAATGTTTTTGAGGCTTTAGAAAAGGCAAAAGGGGAAACTAGCTATAAGCAAAGACTGCAATTAGGCATACTTATGGATATGCCCACAGATTTAGCCCTAGAACCTAACTCTATAAAAGGGCTACAAGCACTTTATAAAGAGGCTCAAGTATCTCAATCTGGAGGAGCTATCTCCGTTGCAGCAGCAAATAAATTAGATATAGCTCAATCTGAAGCTACAGAGCTTGAAAAAGTAAGCAACCGTAAAGATTTGAATAGATCATAATATAACATAAGTACAAGGGTAGGAACTAGGGCAATAACCCTTAACTCATAAGGAGATTCCAATGGGAAGAAAAAATATAATCTATACCTACAAAATGCTAGATGGAGTAAATCTTGATACTAGCACCAGTAGTACAGCCACAGTCACAACTACCATAGATCATTTATCAATAAACATTGTTTGGGCTTCAGCAGCCAGTGGAGCGCATACAGGAACTGTAGTAATACAGGGTACAAACCTAGATCCAGATGCTTCTGGCTTTGCAGCAGGAGATTGGTTCGATCTTACTCTTTCTGGAGGTGCTATAACTCTCACTGGAACTACTTCAGGTGAACATATAGTAGTTTTTGATAAAATTCCTTTTAGGGCTATAAGGCTCTCTTATACTAACTCAACTCATAGCGCAGGTACTTTTAGTGCCATAATGTCTGCTAAAACAATAGGAGCTTAATATGTCTCAATTTATATTTCCTCCTGTTACTACAACAATTGATTCTGAATCAAGTGATGGGGGCGCATTACCTTCATCTATAATGATTATAGGGGGTTATGACGGCTCCGCTGTTCAAGTTCTTAAAACTGATTCCGATGGAGAATTGCAGATAGATATTTCTACTTCTGCCCTTCCTTCTGGTGCTGCTACAAGTGCATTACAAACTTCAGGAAACAGTCTATTAACCACAATTGATGCAGATACTAGTCTTTTAGCAGGGGCTATAGCTGGAACTGAATTACAAGTTGATGTAGTCGCATCCTTACCAGCAGGTACGAATGCTATAGGTAAATTATCAGCTAACTCTGGTGTAGATATTGGAGATGTGGACGTACTTAGCTCTGCTTTGCCTTCGGGTGCAGCTACAAGTGCATTACAAACTACAGCAAATGGTATTTTAACTACCATAGATGCTGATACGAGTTTATTAGCAGGAGCTGTAAGTGGGACTGAAGTACAAGTTGATATTGTTGCATCATTACCTGCAGGTTCAAATGCTATAGGTAAATTATCAGCTAACTCTGGTGTAGATATTGGGGATGTTGATGTTCTATCATTACCTTCTCTACCTGCAGGATCAAACAATATAGGTGACGTAGATGTTTTATCATTACCTGCCTTACCTTCAGGAACAAACACAATCGGTACAGTAGTTGTAGGTGCAATAGCTCCTGTAGACTTCTTAGATTCAGGACTTATTGATACAAGTACAGCCAATATTGCGTCAACTGGAACTGTTGTAGTAGCTAGTTTAGCAGCAATTTGTAATGAAATAGAAATACAAGAAGATATAGGTGAATTTATGTCTATGCGTGTAGGTGGAGCTGTTAAGGCTTACTTGCCTCTAGGTGGCGGTAGAGTTAAAGTTACTCTTGCAGCTACAGACGCAGTACAATTATATAGTGAAACTGGAACGGCAATTGCAAGTGGTAAAATTGCCATAAATTTTCTAGGTTAATAACCTACTAGTCAGGAGACTACAATGCCAGCAGCGATTTTTAACGGAAGTTATGTAAAAGTCCTAAAGGACGAAATTAAAGCAAAGTCAGGTGGACTTTTTGATAAAGTCTACGTTAGTGCAAAGTCTACAGCCTTCACAGCAGCCGTGGGTTTTACTTATTTAATTAATACTGGAACAGCCGTAACTGTTACTCTTCCTGCTGTTTCTGCAAATGCAGCTATTGTATTTAAAGATTCGGCTGGAACAGCAGCTACTAATAATATAACTATAAACCGATCTGGAACAGCTACAATTGATGGAGCTACAAGTCAAGCTGTGGGTTCAAACTATGGCTCAATGAAGCTAATATCCGATGGAACGGACTGGTTTATAACATAACATAGGTGTCGCCTTTGGGTAGACATTTATAACATAATTACAACTTATAACCCCTACTTTATTAGCTCTGGCTTTTAAACTTTATCTAGGGTGTGGAGAATAAAATGTCTTATATAGGAAAAAATCCCAAAGCTGATAGTGTCAAGCTTAACAGTACTGCTGTTATCCCTACAGGAGCAGCAGTTGAAGGTCAGGTTTATTATAATGATGGTACTGGTACAATATCGGAAGGTTTAAAGGTTTATAAAAACGGTAACTTCGTAGGGATTGATAAACAGTTAGGGGATGCAGACACAATAGCCTTAAAAAAAGCTGTTGATGTTGGTTCACTTCAATGGGCTGTTGCGATTGATAGTACAGGTGCGACCGTAGGAATGAATGCTCCAGTTCCTCAGTATAATGCTACTGCTACAGGTTTTATAGCCGCTTCAACATTTTTAAACACTAGTACAGGAAACGCTCTCCTTACAGACGAAAGTGCAGACCTTGTATTCGCTTATGAATCTCATGCTACTAATTCAAAAAATGATTATTATGGAATTCAAGTAGACATTCCAAAAGCTTTTCGAGGCGGAAATTTAGTTTTATCATTTGAATATAGAACAGCCGAAGCTAGTGCTGCTACATCCGATGATGATTTTCGAGTCGCTGTTCAGGACCATACCAATAAGGCTCAAACTACTGCGCACACTGGTATGACTGGCTCTCAAGCTGCAGGCACATCTATCCTAGTTGTCGCTTCAGCAGGATTTGCAGTAGGTGATAAAGTTTGGGTTGAATCTGGAACTGCAAACTCCGGTCTACAAGCGAACGATTTTACTGAAGCATATGTTACTGAAGTTGTTGATGCTACTCATTTAAAGTTTAGTGAAACAATTATATTTCCAGCTACGCTAGGAGGACTAATCGTTAGTGGGTGGTTAACTCCGAAAGTCGGTGGTCAGTTAGTTGAAGCAGACTCTGACACAAATAAAGTAGGAAAAAAACGATCAATACAATTTAAAACAGAAGAAACGACTGAAACGGTAAATGTAACTTTTCAAAACCTGAGTACAAGTGCTGCAGGGATTGATTTATTTGTAGATAATATCCTGTTGTCGGCTAATAAGTTTTTGCAAGCAAGTAGTCAGGGAAAAAGTGAACAGTTTCAAGCATACGGAATGGCTTTTCCTACAGTATATGAGCCTGTTGGTTGGAATAACGTACAGGTAGATACAACTGGAAAAGTAGTTACTCTTACAAATATTTCTACTTCTATGGTTTGTACTGTTAACGAAAAGTGCACAATTGATATTTCACTTACTGCATCTTTTGGAGCTACTGGTCGTTATTCTTTTGTAAATAGAAATGGAGATAAACTGACGGTCATGAGTACTGCTGCAAATGCTAATGCCAACTCTGCGGCATCGGGGGCGTCATCTGCCGGACTACCAGCTCAAGCTACTGCTTCATTTATTTGCGAAAAAGGTGATATAATTTACGGCAGTGTTGATTATAATGCTGTTTATAGTACAAAATATCGTTCCAATATGTCTATCGTAGCTACACCTCTCGTTAATGACGTAATAATTTTGGAATCCCAAGATGAGATATTTACTGATTGGGTTGAATTTGACACTTCACTAAGCACCGCCACAGGAACTGCTCCTTCAGGACTTACGGTATCCAAAGGACGATGGAAACGAGTAGGCGACAGCATGGAGCTAACCTATACCTTTACCGGAGACTCAACATCTGTCGCAGGAACAGGCGACTATCTAGTTAACTTACCAAGTGGTTACTCCATAGATTTAGGCAAAATTCAAGGCACCGTTACAGGAAATACTACTTCTTATACAAACCCTGGTTTAAGTGGGTTTGGGTTTTTTGATGATGGAACTAACCATAGTTGGTATCAACCTATAATTTATAATTCTACTCAAGTTTATTTTGTTGGAGGATATCATGGAGGAAACAATCAAGCAGGGGCTGGAGGTCCAACATTTGGTGCTGCTGATAAAGGCTTTATGGTAGGGCTTACTGTTCCAATCTCAGGTTGGAACGCAAACTTTAATCCATTGTTGTCGATGCCGTTGGTTAATATTGGAA